TCGACATCTTCTTTCTTTATCGCTCTAACATATCCAGTGTCCATGTGTTTGATTGGGGCATAACCAATATCTTTATTGAATCCTTTGACACCTGGCTCACCTGTGATTTTGCGACGCTCTTTTGCTGCTTGAGCGAGACGATCTCTGGCATCTGATGCCGAGAACGACCATGGTCGGATTTTGACATTTGATTTCCTAATCAAACCTCTTTCAGCATCAACAATACGAACAGCTTCGTCTGTTTGCTCGACTTCTTCATTTGCGATGGCTCTTCTTGCTGCCGCTTTTTGTGCAGTGGTAAGACCTGCGCCCTTGCCGAATTTCCTTACATTTGATCTGTTGCGATAAAGAAGTGTTTTTAGTTTCTCTTTCTTTGTTTTCTTGGCTTCATCAACCTGCTCGGCTTCTTCCTTCACATCTTTCTTCTTCATTCTCATGAGATTATCATGGAATGCTGAAGCCTTGACTGGATCAGTTTTTGCAAGTTTATCAAAGATCTTTTTGTTGTTTTTATCAACTTCAGATTGTGTGCCTAAACGCCACTCTGCTTTCCAGTAAGATGGCTTGAGTCAACCTGTTCGGCTTCTTCGCCCATCTGAACTAAACTTCTGCTCACATCGCCAATTTTCTTTTTAGTTTTTGCTGTATCCAAACCGTATTTCTTTTGGTGAGCGTGAACTGCTTTCAAATACGATAGATGCATTTTCATTGCATCTTTTCCGCCAGTCATTGAACCCTTTTCCATGCTCTGGACTTTTTGCCAATCAGCGGCTTGGTCTTCGTTTACTGATTCGACTTCTTCTTTCTTCAACTCTTTCGCACGACGCTCAGAGGCTGGCATTTCTTGATCCTGCTTTCTTTGCAATTCAGCAGCACGCTTATCTGATGCTGGAACTTGACCTGACGCACCAATATCATGCAATCGCTGTGCAAGTGCTGGGCGTTCTTGAGCAAGTTGAGCCACTGACTTTGTTGTGTCAGTGTGAGCCTTTGCGCCCATGGAAGCAAGCGCCATTGCACCAACGGCAAGTGCTTTTGCAATCTTTCCTTCTTCAAGTTCAGTTTCTTCTGAAATCAATGCACTTGTTGATTCTTCAATTTTCTGCTCAACAATGTTTGCAGATTGAATACGAAATCCAAGTGAACGCTGCTGATTTGCAGCACGATTCAAGGCTTCGTCAGCACTTTGAGCCTCAACAACACGATTGACTGTTTCAACGCGACGTCGCAAAGAAACATGTTCGTGAGAAGGATTGGTGTATTTGAGTTCGACTACATGTTTCATATTACTTACCCATCTTCTTTGCAGCGGCTGATTTGAGTCTTGCCTTGATTACATCACCATATGTGATTTTTGTTTTATCGCCGTGATGCGCAGCGAGTGCCTTTTCCTTTGGAGTTACAGCAACAGTGCCTTCACCTTCTGTTACGACTTCTTCGCGCATTCCTGCTTCTCGCTCAGCGCCAAGTTTTGCGGCAACAGCCATCTCACGACGCTTTGCCATGCTCTTTCCTTTGAACTGAGGTGCCTTTGATTTATAGAAGTCTTTCACAACATCACCCATCTTGGCTTTTGCCAAATTCATTTTCTCATCAATCTGTTCGACTTCTTCGTTCATCTCACCTTGCATATAATTTGATGCAGTTGAAATGTAATCTTCAGCAAGAGTAATCTTGCTCTGTACCCACTCAGGAAGATTTGTATTTTCTTCGAGCATATCATGCATACGCTTTGAGTTTGCCATGATACTACGAAGTTGAGACTTTGCCATATCTCCTTCGTAATCATACTCGCCGACGTCTGCTGCATCTTTGACTGCCTCATTGACATCTTCTTTTTGCATGGTCTTTTCCATTGTTTTCCTGGTGGCATTTTTGGTTTCTCCTTGACTGGACCGCCGATAACTGCTTCAGCTTCTTTCTTTGTGACTTCGTCGAGTTCAACTGACTCAGTGGCAAATTTTTCTTTTTTACTTGGTGTGAGCATTTTGTTTAGTAATCCTGCACGAGCCAACCCAAGATTTTTACCAATCTGATTTCTCATGACATGTTTGCCACCTGCGGCTTTTGCAACTGTTGTATCGTGTTTTGATGCCAATGCTGTTCCTGCTCTAAATTTGGCTTTTTGTGGCTTATATACAGTAACCTTTCCACCTCTTTCTAGAAATTTTGTGACATCTGATGCGATATCAACAGAGGAAGGTTTCTTGATGACTTTATCCATCATACGACTAACTTCGCCAATCATTTCTTTATCAACTGATTCTTTTTTGAGTTTGAGTGATCGTGGACCAACTTTCTTTGCTTTCTCTGACTCATATGGATCTAGTGAAACTTTTGGGTTATATCCTGCTTTGATTCCAGCAACGATACCCTTTGCCGTTGACATATTTGATCCAGCCATAGAACTATGCCCACCAGAACCAGCAGCACCGATTGGTTGACGACCGCCCTTTGCCATATAAGCCTTTTGTTTTGCAGCATTGATGGCGCGAACAGAATTTGGTTCGACAGCAATTTCTTTTCTTGGTGCAACTTTTACACGTTTTGCTGCTGCAGCAGATCTGCCGCCAGCATCATCAGGCATCGCCATATTATTTTTCTTATACCAAGCCTTTTGTGCAGCCTTTGACATCTTGTGCAAGAGTGCTGGAACTTTTACGTCTGCCATTTAGAATTCCTCGATCTTTACTGTAAGATCTGTTGTCCCACGTTTTAGTCTATGAAAGGTTTTTGCGGGAATAAAAAACCTATCGCCCTTGTATAACTTTTCTGGTAACTTATCGTCAAACTGGATCTCCCAGCCACTACCCTCTAATACTTCTATAAATCTACCATTTTCATCACGATGCCAAGCCAACTCTTCATTCAACACATCATGTTTGAAGGTTCGTATAAAGGACCAATTATTTAGTTTTTGATCCTCATATGGCTTATTTTCTACCACCATGTTTTTCCTGAATTGCTAAAGAATCTTGGCCAACGGCATGCCCAATAAGATCTTGACGTCTTATCTTTATTAGACAAGCAGTGATGACGAGCAACGAAACTGCGAGTTGCTGCAGGATCGTTGAACTTCTTTGTCATTCCAGATTGGCTAAAATTGATCTTGCGAATGCCGTCTCCAACACGAACATATACAGCGCCACCACCACCAGAGCGAAATGGTTTGCCGATACCCTTACCACCAGTTGGATCTTCTGCTTCACTCATCGGAACGCAGTTAGGGACCATCTTATCACCTTTCTTTTTCATTCCCTTCTGAGTGTAACCAGTCCAGCACTCCTCAAGACCCTCTTCGATTGGATAATCAAGAACGACTGCTTGACCCTCGAACTCTGCGATTTCGCCAATATCTGTTTGAAGCATGTCTTTTTCCCATTCGTCTTTAGGAGTATACTTTCCTTCTTTATAAAGACGCTTGGCTTCTTTGATCATTTCAAAGAACATTTCAGATGCTGGACGAAAAACGTTTTCTGTGATCGAAATATTATTCTCGAGGTGATACTGAACTGCCTCTTCAAGAGTTAGTTCTGGAGCATCTTCTTCTTTGACAAGTTTCCAACCAGCGATATGGTCTTTGACTCGCTTATATCCTTTTGGAACAGCATGACCGCCTGGAGGTGCTGGAACCTGACGAGGAGTTGGCATAAACTTATCCTCTGGCTTCTTTTCTTCATATGCATTGAAGCGAGAAGCAACAGGAAGTCCCTGCATTGTTGAATCAATATTTCTTGGTGGAGTTTTGATATTTGATGCTTTCTTTTTAGAGTCACCTAATTTTGGATCAAACACTGCAGTTACTTGAGTGTCTTCTTCTTTTTCTTTTTTGGCTTCTGTTCTGAGGTCTCTAAAACTCTTTGGAACACTTCGCTCACCTCTTCCTCCAGTCGATTCATTTTGATTGCTATCGTCGCAGCCGCAATCGCTTTCGCATCCACAATCGGTTTCTTCTGGAATAGCATTCTTTTTAGATTTGTAAGCATCTTCAACTTCTCCCTGTCCTGGCGTCATAGCAATGGCATGCTTACGATATTCGTCTGTACCCACCAATTGCATCTCAAATAGCGCATCTAGATCTTCTACATCTTCACGCAGATCTTTATCTGCTGTATGATATGTCTTACCTTTGTTGATATAAGAATTCACACGAGCATGACCCCACTGTTGTGGTGTTGTTCCTGGACGATGTCCTGAATTCCAAGCAGCAACTCCGCGATTATAAACTTTACGGAGTGTGCCGACAGAGATACCAGACTTCTCCGCTTTTGCTGAGATAGAAGAATCAGAAGCACCTTCGTTGACACGCCCAGTATCTTTACGCTTGTCCATCACTGCAGTGATGTTGCCACTACGAGCAATGCGGCGAACCTTTTGTTGCTCAGCCTCATCCATCATCTTACGAACAGCGAGAGTATGCTTGCTTGGTTTCGTTTTTGCAGTTGCATCGCCAGGAGCTGGCTCATATGCACGCGGATCACTGTCAGATAACTTTGATTTTTCTTTCCAATGAGCTGCTCTTGCTTTCGCTGTTGAGGCACTCAATCCACGAACATATTTCTTAGGTAATCCTGATGCCTTATCTTTTGCAACTGTAGGAAACTTCTTTTCGCGAAGAATTGAAAACGATTTTGGTGCTGGAGTTTCTTCAATGTGAAGTCCGAGTTCAACAACTCTTTCTAGAAGTTTTTCGATTTGAGAACCGAAAAACAATCTTTCCATCTCTGATGATTCGTTGAGATTGATTGAGTTATTGAAAATAAATGCTTCAACATCTTTTGCTAATTGCTCAGCTTTTAGATATTTGTCAATACGCTTTGATTCAGTAATTGGTTGTTCACGCTGTTCATTGCGCAAACGAGAAACTTTATTTGTAACAGATACATGAACAAAATCAAAGGTGTAGCCTTCGAGCATATTCTGTACTAGTTCGATCTTCTCAGCATCATTAGCGCCATTGATGACGATATTTTTATTTGATTCGAATAGTTCTGCAGCAGCACCATTGAGAATTTGATCGGCTTGAACCTCAGTTAGGTCGAAACGAGAAAAGATATTCTTGAGAAGATAATCCTTTCCGCTTCCTGGACCACCAAGTAGAAAAATGCCGACTGGGTTTGTTGATTCCATTTGCATACCTGCTTTTACCTTATCATGTATATGTGCGCCCAATTTTGGATCGCTATAGTGTGAAACAAATTCGTTTTTCTTGCCAGCAGCAACTAATCCACGAAGTTTAGAAGCAGACATACCTTCAGCACCTTCTGCGTCTGGATCTCGATGACCTGCTGATACAACGTTCACTTTTTTGATTCCTGGAAATTCTTTAGTTCTATATTTATTGAGTAGAGAATGGAAGTTATCAACGCGATCAGAACCAACAACCATTGTAACTTCTTTGTGTCCTTGTTTCTCTAAATGCTTCATCGCATCAATTGCTGTGCGCACTTTACCAGAGGAAACAACATTTGCGTTTGGAAACATGCGATTCATTGCGCCAACTTTGTCACCATGAGTCAATGGATTTTTCTTGGAATCTTGAGAGTGTGATGGGAAGATGTAATGACGACCGCCAGTTTTTTCTGCATGTGATTGAACTGCGCTCACCAATTTACCATGACCCACTTCTGTTGGTGGGTTGAATCTTCCAAAGGTAAATGTTGCTTTACTCATATTAGACTCTTTTGCGCTTTCAGTGCTGCTGAACGTTTACGATTTGCTTCAGTGAATTTTCTTGGAACAAACTTCATTCCACCCGAAACGAATCCTTCACCAGCAGCTTCTTCTCCATCGATTTTGTGAGAGTAACCACCACTGGCTGTTTTGGATAATGCATCAGCAACAGCATATGTTGCTTGTTGAATATGATGATGCATATCAAATGTCTTATCGAATTTATCTAGGTTATCATTTACATGATTGATCGAGGCTTTTCTTTCTTCTGCTTTTTGGTTTTTAGCCTTTTCTGTTTTTACAGAATCTATTCTTTTCTGATGGTGCTTTTCTAGGAATTTGATATAGCCCTTTGCGTTTGGCTTTTCACCAGTATCAATGGTTGAGTTTGCATAACGCAATAGAGTTTCATCATGACCTTCATGGTGATCATGAGAATGCTTTTGCCCAAGTTTCTTGGCTGCAGCAATATGCTCAAGTGCTTTTCTTTTTGCGTCTGGAGATAGTTTTCTTTCTTCGCTAGAAACAAGATGACTCATCAGATGGACATCTGGATGTTCTTGTAACTCACCTTCACCGATTGGAGTTGTGCTGCCATCTTCAGCAATGCGTGAGTGCAATGCAATACTCAACGGAGCCTTTGCAAGTTTCTTTCCTTCTGGAGAATTTTTATCTACAGAATAGCGAATCGTATTTGGCTTATGACCGATTTTACCATCTTCTTCGGTGCGATCTTCAAGAGAACTGAGATAACCACCTTGATACTCGCCTGGACCCTTTGGAAGCACTTTATGAACGTGCTTGAGAATATTCATTAGTGGTCCAGCGATGTATGGCTTTTCGCTGTGTTGCTTTTTAATATCTTCGGCTGAGAAATTATAGGTCGCGCCAGTACCTTTATATTTCACACCGACTTTACCTTCTGGAGTGCGAATAGTCTGGAAGGACATGCGATCGTCGATCTTTCGAGTGATCGGAGTGCGACCACTGATAACACCTTGAATCTTGGAGAGAGTGGATCCGACTGCGCCTTTACGAGTGTTAAAAGCGGCTTCAGAAGGATGTGGGAGGTGTAGTATTCCGCGAACTGGTTTTTTCTGTTCTGATAATAAAGGAATATACTGCTTGAAGCCAAACATACTCTCTCCACACTGTGGGATTACAAGTATATTTAGTTAATTTGATTAATTAAGATATCTTGAATGATCGTATCAATCGTTTCGTTGATCGTATGCTCTGAACGATATCCCAACTCTTTTAACTTGGTATTATCCATAAAGAAAGAGCGAGAAGATTGAACCTTCTTATGAAACTCTTTCTGTTCAATCGTACGAATCTCTGAGCCAGAGTCCATTGCATCTCGAGCATAACGAATAATATCACGAAAGATTATTCCCTTTCCGTTTCCGATGTTGTAGATTGAGTTGAGTTCGCCCTTGTTGACGACCAAATCGATTGCTCGAGCGCAATCCCTAACATCAATATAGTCACGATAAAAATAACCACTATCATAGAGGTCGACTCGTTTGTTTGCAGCGAGTTCGCCCAATAGATATTGGACTGCGTTCTTCTTCGCAGAAACTTTTTTATCTTTCGGACCAAGGACATTGGCTAATCTCAGAATGCGGTAATTCAAATTGAATGTCTCGCAATAAGACATAAGCAACTGCTCAGCGCATCGTTTTGTTATCGAATAAAAACCCTTTGGATCACAAGGATCTGTTTCAGGAATGCCACGTGCACCCTCTCCGAAACCCGAGTCCTGTCCATAGACAAACCAAGAACTGATGAAGTTGAAACATCCATCTTTCTTGTTCGTCTCTATATAGAATCGATAATTGTTCAGAACTCTCATCAAAATCGTTAGATTAGTGTCAATATCCAAATTAGGATCGACGTGTACGTTATAATTGTCAACAGTACTAATAAAGTAAACAACGTCGGGAGAAAATACTCCGATATTTTCTCGATAATTTTTGATATACCCATTTTTCGTTGTATTGCAGAATTGCGATCCGACGAATCCGTTTCCTCCGAAAACATTTAGCATACCCATTTTTGCATTACACTCTCATAATAGGCAAACACTTCTTCACCGTAGTGCGGTGGGCATCCGACGAAGAACACATTGCTCAATGCCTTGTTTGCGTTTGGATACTTGGTAGCATCATCAAGATGCTTGTAGCCAGGATGCAATAGAATATTTCCAGCGAAGTAATTGCGAGTTTGAATTTTATTCTCTTCACAGAAGGCTTGTAGTTTTTCCTTCAGTTCAGGTGTATCAGTGATCAACGGAACACCGAACCATGACGGATCAGCCAAGAGAAGATTCTCAGCAACACGAACACCAGGGATATACTTTTCAAAGAGATGCTTGATGCGCGCAAAGTTCACACGACGCTTGACGTCAATTTCATCAATCTTTTTCAACTGCTCAATACCAATCGCACCTTGAAGATCAAGTGGTTTGAGATTATATCCCATGTTCGTGAAGAGATACTTGTGATCGATTATTCCATTATATCCTTCAAGCCATTTATCAAAGCGATTACCACATGTTCCACAAGCCAATAGGTTAGCAGCACCAACGCAACGACAATCACGACCCCACCAGCTAATGCTGCGAGCAGTGTTGATGAGTTGCTCGTCGTTTGAGCAAACCATCCCGCCTTCGCCTGTCGAAATGTGGTGATGCGATCCATATGTGGCGGATTGCCGAGAACGGGTGAAACGAAAATAGCGACGGTCTTATCAGTGATCCACTTTTCAACTTGATCAAGATCAAAGTTGAGCGTTTTCATTTCAATGTCAACAAAGACTGGAGCAAGACCATTCTGAACCAACGGAGCAATCGTTGTTGGGAATCCAACGGGTGATACGATAACTTGATCACCATCCTTCCAACCCAAGTGCTTCTTAAGAGCAGCAACCATAGTCAAGTTGGCTGATGACCCAGAGTTCACCATGTGACAATGCTTCACATTAAACTTGTGACCGAATGCCCACTGAAACTTTGCAACCTGCTCACCAGAGACGAGCCACTTGCCTGTGAGGAATGCAGTGACGCCAGCAATGACTTCTTTCTCGTCCCAATATGGACCAGAATAAAAGACTGTATCTTTGCCAGGAGTAAACTCTTTGCAATTGTAAGCATACTTCGGTGTGCCAACAGTGGCAACCAATTCTTCAATCATTTGTTTTACGTCACTCATTATTTCATCCTCAAAATTTGACCAAGATATTTACCATAATCAGACTTGCTGTACTTCTCAGCAGCACGACGAACTTCGTGTTCTGTGATCCAAGCATTATTATACGCTATTTCTTCGGGGCAAGCAATCATCATGCCTGTTCTTCTTTGTACTGAGCCAACAAAAGTTGACGCCTCAGATAGAGATTCGAATGTGCCAGTATCAATCCATGCAATACCACGATTTAGATATTCAATTGTACAATCATGGTTTTCCATGTAAAGATTATTAATATCAGTGATCTCTAACTCTCCTCTTGCAGAAGGCTGAATCTGCCATGCATAGTCTACTACTTTATTGTCATAAAAGTAAAGCCCAGTGACTGCATAATTGCTTGGTGCAACTTTTGGTTTTTCAATAATCTTAACTGGATTGCCACTTGAGTCTTGTTCAATCACACCAAATCTCTCTGGATCAGCAACATGATATGCAAATAAGGTAGAACCCTTGTGGTTGTTTGCTGCGCGATTGAAACGATTGATAAGTTCATTGCCATAGAAGATATTGTCGCCAAGAATAAGCGTGACATCATCTTCACCGATCCATTTCTCAGCAATACGAAAACATTCGGCGATACCCTTTGGCTCCAATTGAGTAGCATAAGAAATGCTCAATCCCCACTGAGAACCATTTCCAATTAGATTCTCAAATGGTGCACGATCAATGGGTGACGTGATGATCAGAATATCTCGAATGCCCGCCATCATCAATGTTGAGATTGGATAGTAGACCAATGGTTTGTCGTAGACAGGAAGTAACTGCTTAGATATCGCCTTTGTGCATGGGTATAGACGTGAGCCTAGTCCACCAGATAAAATAATTCCTTTACGCATTATACCACTCCAAAGTTTTAATTAAGCCATCATTAATATTCGTTTTCGCTTGCCAACCCAAGTCGTGTGCAATTTTAGTCGCATCCATCGAGTACCTAAAATCGTGACCTTTACGATCAGGTACAAAATTAATCCAGTTCTGATACATGTGAACTGGTTTGCCCATTAGATCGAGAATCAGTGTAACCATTTGAAGGTTGCTCATCTCAACTCCACCGCCGATATTATAACGCTCACCAGACTTAAAGTTTGCACCGATCGTGAGCAATGCCTCGCAATGATCGTCGACAAAGATCCAGTCACGAACATTTTGACCTGTACCATAAACAGGAATTGGTGTATTGTTCTTGATATGACGAATTACTGTTGGGATAAACTTTTCTTTGTGCTGTCGCGGAATGAAGACCAAGAATATTGTTCGAATCTGCTGCGTACGAGTAGTTGTCAATAATAACAACTGTATCAGAAGGATGCTTTTTTAGGTGAGCATGGACAAAATTAGATCCAATAAATCCCAAACCACCAGTCACAAATGTCGTCATAAAGCCTCAATTATAATTGAATTCCTAGTTTATCATTAACTCTATTGAATGCCGCTTTACTTCTCAAATCAAACGATTCTTGTAAAATGGTATCTTTTGCTTCGATAATAGTCACCATTTTAAAGTTCGGCACACCCTTATTATCTATATCAACTTTAATGATGTTTAAATCTGGGAATAGTTCTCTTAGCATTGGCTGAAGATCATAATCTATCATAGCCAAATACTTAATAAACGCATATACCAGATTTTCTGGAGTATATTCTTTCTTTCCCGACTTATATTTTTCTTTATCATCTTGTTTTGTGGCATCGATGATAAACTTGTTCATAAATTTATTGTATGCAGTTCGATCGCTCAACTTTAAAGCAGATAAAGGTTTCTCTTTATTTTTCTCGATAATCTCAGAATCTTTTTCGAAATTTGTTTTTTTAAAGATTTCTCTGATTTCAGATATTGCTGGGAAATGATTTCCTTTTATATCTAAAATTTTACCAAATGCTACTACTGGACCAGCAAAAGTTTTTTGTTCCGCTAGAACACTTAATACTGTAAACTCAATTGGATAATCTTTTTTTAATTGTTTTTGAGCAGAATCTTTTAACTTATTAACTCTTTGTGCAATATAAGTTGGTGATAATGTATTGGATCCACCTGTCATTGCCTTTACGCTAAACCCAAAATAATATCCGTTTTGAACAAAGAAGTCAAATATAGGATAATTTTGTGCATCTGGGAAACAAATTGAATTCAACTTTTTACCAGGTTCGCCATAAGCATGACGTATTGTTCCTTTCTGAACCTTCACGCCATTTTTAGACATGAATTTATCGAGATATCTTAATCCATAGAATGGGGCAAGAAGTTCTCCAAAATCTTTTGCAACCTCAGAAGGAGAGAATTTACTATCTTTCAATGCTGATTGAAGAGAATCTGCCTTAATTCCTTTTTCACCAGAAGCATAACCCACCAACATATTCAGATATTTCATTTTTGCTGGAGTGTTTGCAAATGATTTCTTAACTTGTTTTTCTAATAGGTCAGCATAATCCCTGATTGGAATTATCCAAAATTTAACATTTGGGTGAGAAGGTAAACATAATATTGGAACATCTTTCTTTGGATAACTTGAAAGAATATCTTTAGGCTGAAGCATTCTTATAAACCTTTTTGAGAAACTTTTGCCAGACCTTTGGGTCTTGAGTCCGAAACGTTTTTCGATACATAAAGATGGCTTCACACTCTCTCCAGCCAATCTTATGAGCCGAACGCAATTTATTTATATCGAACTTCTCAGCCTGAGTTTCATATGCATGAGCATCTAACTCATCAGGATTTCCATAATACATAGCCTTCATTTTATTCTGTTTAGGTTTTGGTTTGTATTCTTTTTGCAAAAGAAATGGGCGCTGTTTCTGCTGATGTTTATGACGGTATTCATGGTGAATTGCACGAATAACCTTTACAGCCAAATTCTTAGCACCCTTCTCAGTTATGGATACTTTCTGAACATCCTTTGGGAAATTCAATTGAATGTATATGTGTTCTGGGATAATATCAGAAATTCGATTACAGTAATGTCCGTTCACAATTACATTGTGATCAGGATAGTAATCGTCTTCAAATCTTCCAGAGGAAAAGCAAACAATGAAAGGTTTGAATGCTTTGTTCAATTGACGAATCATAGTTGGTACATGTTTCTCGCCGACCCAATTTTCGGCAAGAGCATAAACCTTCTTCTCAATCTTCTGTAGTTTCATTACACCTTCAGATTCTTGAACTTGTCTGTACTACGACCACGATCAAAGACTGGCTTTGATTCTGCTTCTTGCATCACAGCATCTTGGGCTTTCTGCTCAAGATCATACAACTTCATCTTGGCTCGATCAATACCAACTGTGAATCTCTTATGAAGATTCGGATCATTATAACGATTCTTCAACTGCTTCACAAGGATCTGATTTAACTGTTGCAGTTCTTCAGTGCTTACCAGTGCAAACATAAAGTCAGCAGTGGCTGGCAAACCAAACGATTCTGAAGTATCTTCTAGCCCAGGATCCGAGTTGCTAAAGCCAGATCGAGTCGTCTGAGTTGCCGAAACAATCGGAACATTATTCTCCACTGCAAGACCACGAAGTTCTTCCGCAATCGCTTTGATATAGGTGTAGGAGTTAACATTCGCACCTGCTTTGATTCTCGCCGACGCACAGATATTTAGATAGTCGATGAAAATAATATCTGGACGAAAGTTTTTCTTCAACGCAAGATCATTGATCAATGCGCGGAAGTGAGCAGGATTCGCCGATGCAGTTGGATACTCTTTGATGATCAACTTACCCTTTACCTTCTCCTTGAGTTTACCCATGCGCTTCTCATACATATCTTTCGGCATGTTCATGAGATCGTCAAGAGAGACATTCAGAAGATTCGCATCGATTCTCTCGGCGATCTTCTCTTCAGCCATTTCTAGAGTAATGTATAGAACGTTGTAGTTCTGAACCAAGCAACTAGCAGCCACATGGCACATAAAAAGAGACTTGCCGACGCCAGTACCTGCG